ATGCCAAAGCTTAGGCTGGCATAAAACAAAAGATGAGGCTATTTTGGCCCGTCAAGCAGCGGAACAAACGCTATACCCGTTTAGGAAAAATAATGCAGGCACCTAGATACAGCGCAGGCGACGAAGTCGAACTTATGGCTCGTTTGTGGACGCCGGCGATTAAAGACGACCCATTAGCGTTTGTGCTGTTAGCCTTTCCGTGGGGCGAACCCGGCACACCATTAGAGAAACACGCCGGCCCTCGCAAATGGCAGCGTGAAGTGCTGGGTTCCATACGTGACCATATTAAACAGAACAACGGCAAGATAGATTACGATACGTTTCGTCTAGCCGTTGCATCCGGGCGCGGTATCGGCAAGTCGGCGCTGGTCAGTTGGTTAGTTATCTGGATGATGTCCACCCGCATAGGGGGGTCTGTGATTGTTTCGGCTAACTCCGAAGCGCAGTTACGTTCAGTTACATGGGCGGAAATCACAAAGTGGTTGGCAATGGCTATTAACAGCCATTGGTATGAGATTGCAGCTACCCGAATTATGCCCGCCAAATGGCTAACTGAGATCGTAGAACGTGAACTCAAAAAAGGTACACGGTATTGGTCCGTGGAAGGGCGCTTATGGTCGGAAGAAAACCCTGATGCCTACGCAGGTTTGCACAACGAAGACGGTGTGCTGCTGATCTTCGACGAAGCCAGCGGTATACCCGACAGCATCTGGTCAGTGTCTGACGGTTTCTTCACAGAGAATACGCCGCACCGCTTTCACGTCGCCTTTTCCAACCCGCGGCGCAACACTGGCTATTTCTACGAAACATTCCACAGCAAGCGGGCGTTCTGGCAGACGCGCAACATCGACGCGCGCGAAGTCGAGGGTACAGACAAAAACCTGTACCAGCGCATTATCGACGAATATGGGCCTGACAGCTACCAAGCGCACGTCGAAGTCTTCGGTAAGTTCCCGTCTGAAGGTGACGACCAGTTCATCGGCGTCAATCTGGTAGACGACGCGATGGCACGGCCCAAGCATAAAGACGAAACGGCACCCATCGCTATCGGTGTTGACCCTGCACGGTTCGGTGCTGACGCTACCGTCATCGCTGTGCGGCAGGGGCGTGACATCATCGCCATCAAGCGGCTGAAGGGCGCTGACACTATGGAAGTGGTCGGCCATGTCATCGAAGCGATAGAGGAATATAAGCCCGCGCTGGTTGTCATCGACGAAGGCGGGCTAGGGGCAGGCATCGTAGACCGGCTGAAAGAGCAGCGGTACAAGATACGCGGCGTGAACTTCGGCAATAAGGCCATGAAGCAAATGATGTACGGCAACAAGCGCGCTGAGATGTGGGGTGCCATGCGGGATTGGCTGAAAACGGCGCATATACCCAATGACAGGTTCCTGAAAACGGACCTGATAAGCCCGAAGATAAAGCCTGACAGCAAGGGCACTATCTTCCTCGAAAGCAAAAAGGACATGAAGTCGCGCGGGCTGGCCTCACCAGACGCTGCGGACGCCATCGCAGTGACGTTTGCATTTCCTATTGCACACCGCGAAGCACGCGTTGACAAGAGGCGCATGAGCAGTTATTCTTCATCTGGAATTTCTACAAGCTGGATGGGTTCGTAAGCATGGCGGACAAGAAAAAGTCTGTGTCGCTGTCAGTTGGCCGTGGGGAGAAGCTGTCCGCTGCCAAAGGCGCGGGACTGACTGCCAAGGGCCGTGCGAAGTATAACGCTGCGACTGGCTCGAAGCTGAAGCCGCCAGCGCCCAACCCGAAGACCGAAAAAGACGCTGGACGGAAGGCAAGTTTCTGTGCTAGGATGGCTCCTATCGCAAAAAAAGCTGGAGAAGGTAGTCGTGCAAAAGCATCTATGCGCCGATGGAAATGCGGACAAAGTTGAAATGTGGGTTGATATTCGCAACTATGAAGGTCGGTACCAAATAAGCGACGCAGGACGCGTTAAATCGCTTGCGCGTTTTCGTAGAGGTAAAAGCAACTGTTTAGTAGCAATGCCCGAACGAATTATGGCGGTAACACCAAAAAAAGATAATGGGCGCACTAAACCATACGCAGAAGTTCGTTTTCGCGCCGGCGGTCTTCGGACCGAACGCTGCAAAGCGTTTTTAGTTCACAGATTAGTAGCTGACGCGTTTATAAAACGCCTAGAACCGGGCGAACAAGTAGATCATATTAATGGTTTGCACAGTGATAATCGAGCTGTTAATCTGCGCGTACTAAAAACTGTAGAACACGCTCGTTTACACCCTTGTTTGACCACACCTAATTCACGCGACGCAAAAACAGGACGTCTAGTAAAGGCAGGCACAGCATGAAGCCCGGTCTGTACGCCAATATTCACGCCAAGAAAGCCCGCATAGCGGCTGGATCAGGCGAAAAGATGCGTAAACCCGGCACTAAGGGCGCCCCTACCGCTAAAGCGTTCAAAGAAAGCGCCAAAACAGCTAAACCAGCTAAGAAGGGTAAGTAAAATGCCAGCAGATAAATACGGTAAAAGCCTTTATAAAGCCGGAACGGTAAAGGCTGAGAAAGCCGCTATTGCTAACCGCGACCCTGCCCGCAAAGCAGCAGCCATGAAGATTTTGGCGCGCGAAGGCACGACAAGCGCCGCCGGTGGCCGCGCACCTGTCAAAATGCCGGCTAAAACGCCTGCGCCGAAGCCTGTACAGGTTACTCGCACGACTACCAACATGAAGCCAACACCAATGGGCAAGAAACGCTAAAATGCCGTTGGTCAAATCGACAGGCAAAGCCGCGTTCCGCAAGAACATCAAGGCTGAAGTAAAAGCTGGCAAGCCTGTCAAGCAGGCTGTCGCCATCGCGTACAGCGTCAAGCGGGAAGCCGCCAAGAAGGGCAAGAAATAGCACATGGCCGATCCTACAGGCATCAACACGGCAGGCAAAGTTGCCAACGTAGGCTCTAACGCGCCGAAAACGACCGGCGACGACCATGACAAAATGGCAACCATGCGGTCGCGCCTGCAAATGGCGCAGGCTGCGTACTCTGACAGCCGCGAAGACGAATTGGACGACCTGCGGTTTATGGCAGGCTCGCCAGACAACCAGTGGCAGTGGCCTGCCGACGTGCTGGCCACCCGCGGAAGTGTCCAAGGGCAAACAATTAACGCACGCCCCTGCTTGACAATTAACAAATTGCCGCAGCACGTCCGCCAAGTCACCAACGAACAGCGTCAAAACCGCCCTAGCGGCAAGGTCATCCCAGCCGACGACAACGCTGACGTGCAGGTCGCAGAGATTTTCAACGGCGTGGTGCGCCACATCGAATATATGTCAGACGCCGACGTTGCGTATGACACAGCTTGCGATAACCAAGTCACTTACGGCGAAGGCTATATTCGCCTGCTGACTGAGTATTGCAACGAAGACAGTTTCGACCAAGACATTAAGATTGCCCGCGTCCGCAACGCATTCAGCGTCTATATGGACCCTACGATCCAAGACCCATGCGGCGCAGATGCTGAGTGGTGCTTTGTCACTGAAGACATCCTGATTTCCGACTATGAGCGTATGTTTCCAGACGCGTCGCCTGTCTCGACCATCATGTCGCAAGGCGTCGGTAACGAGAGCATGGCGCAATGGCTGGCTGAAGACACCATCCGGATCGCTGAGTACTTCTACAAGAAGTATGAGAAGGCGACGCTGAACCTGTATCCAGACAATCAGACCGCGTTCAACGGTACGCCGCAGGATGCCAACCTGAAAGCCATGTTCGGCAAGCCTATCCGCACCCGCGAAGTAGACCGCCAGAAAATCATGTGGATGAAAACCAACGGGTTTGACATCCTCGACGAACGCGAATGGTCTGGCAAGTTTATTCCTGTCGTTCGCGTTGTCGGTAACGAATGGGAAGTCGAAGGCAAGCTGTACATCAGCGGTCTGGTGCGTAACGCCAAAGACGCGCAGCGTATGTACAACTACTGGACCAGCCAAGAAGCAGAAATGCTGGCGCTGGCGCCAAAAGCACCGTTTATCGGTTACGGCGGCCAGTTCGAAGGCTACGAAATGCAGTGGAAGACTGCCAATACGACCAACTGGCCGTATCTGGAAGTCAACCCAGACGTCACAGATGGCGCTGGAGCCGTTCTGCCGCTCCCACAGCGTGCAGCGCCACCTCTACCCCAAACAGGTCTGATACAAGCTAAAATGGGCGCTGGTGAGGACATCAAGGCCACTACAGGCCAGTATGACGCCTCGCTGGGCCAACAGGGCAACGAACGGTCCGCTAAGGCCATCGTAGCGCGTGAAAAGCAGGGCGATGTCGGTACGTACCATTACGCAGACAACCTTGCGCGTGCCATCCGTCACATCCCACGCCAGATTGTCGATATGATCCCTAAGATTTACGATACACAGCGCATCGCACGCATCATCGGCGTTGATGGTGAAGTCAGCATGGTCAAGTTCAACCCGACGCAGAAAGAGCCTGTCAAGGAAATCCGCGACGACATGGGCGCGCTGATCGAAAAGGTCTACAACCCCGGCGTTGGTACTTACGACGTCATGGTCACAACTGGCCCAGGCTACATGACGAAGCGTCAAGAAGCCCTCGACGCCATGAGCCAGATTTTGCAGTCTAACCCAGCAATTTGGTCGGTTGCAGGCGATCTGTTCATCAAGAATATGGAGTGGCCCGGCGCGCAGGAAATGGCGCAGCGGTTCAAGAAAATTCTTGATCCGAAGGTATTGTCGGAAGGCGATCAGTCGCCTGAAATGATGGCCGCACAGCAGCAGATGGAAGCCATGACGCAGGAACTGAACCGGATGACCGACATCATCCAGAACGTTCAGGACAGCGTCGCGCAGCGCGAAGTGGACATCAAGGAATACAAGGCGCAGGTAGACGCCTACGACGCCGAAACAAAGCGCATCACGGCTGTTCAGAACAGCATGACGCCAGAGCAAATCCAAGACATCGTCATGGGTACTATTGCTGGCGCGCTCGACATGGGCGACCTGATCGGTCAATCGCCACAGATGCGCGAACAGCCTGAGATGGAAGAAGAAATGCCTCAGCAACAGCCAATGCCTGAGATGGGCATGGGTGAGATGCCTGAAACACAGGAAATGCCCGAAATGGGAGCAGAAGAAGCTATGGCACCGCCAGAAGAACCCGGCCAATCGCCTGAAGGAATGATGTAATGAGTTGCGCTGATTTTGTAGGCAAACTGTTTTTGGCGCGAGATGTGGCTCACTCGACGCATCTGAATACGCGCAGCTTTGCCAAACACTCCGCTTTGAACACGTTTTATGACGAAGTCATCGAACTGGCGGACAAATTTGCCGAAGCCTACCAAGGCAAATATGGCTTGATTGGGCCAATTTCGCTCATGTCGGCCAAGAAAACCAACAACATCGTTGAGTTTCTAGAAGGTCAGGTAGACGAACTAGAGGAAATGCGGTATAAAGTCGTCGATAAGGATTGCACCCCAATCCAAAACATTATCGACGAGATTTTTGGGTTGTATTATTCAACCTTGTACAAACTAAAATTTTTGGCGTGAGGTTGTTATGGAACTATTGAACCCGTTAAGCAAAGCTGATTACCCTTCGTACAATGTGGCGTACACCGGCACCGCTGGTAACACGTCCGCATGGGCGCCCGGCGCACAGGGTGTTGTCGTGTGGTCAGACCAAGCCTGCTACGTCGAAGTCGGCGTCGGTGCTGTCGCTACAACCGCCAGCACGCCGATCCCGCCTTTCACGCCGATCCCTTTCGTATTGCCGACCAACACGACCGGCGCGCCTTGGCGCGTAAGCGCAATCCAAGTGTCAACAGGCGGCACTGTGTATTGCAAGCCGATCAACCGGAACTGATATATGGGCTTCGGCGGCGCGCTCCGTAACGGTATCGCTTTAGGCTTGGGAAGCATTATCAGCTTTCTGTCTGGCTACGCTGACGCGACCGTGCAAGGCAATCTGCTAACTGAAATAGGTGACAACCTCGTCCAAGAGGACGGCGGATTGTTGCTGCTGGAGTAATTAGATGTCAGTAACCCCCTCACCTATCGGCGGTTTTGCAGCGCAGTTTTTTGACAATAACGGTGTTATTCTGTCAGGCGGCAAGATTTACACCTATGCCGCTGGCACGACCACACCGCAGGCGACATACACCAGCGCGTCCGGCACTACGCCGCACGCAAACCCAATCATTCTGGATAGCGCAGGACGCGTACCGGGGGGTGAGATTTGGCTGACTGACGGTCTGGTCTACAAGTTTGTCATCGAAACTGCCACAAGCATCCTGCTTGGCACTTACGACAACATTACTGGCGTTAACTCCAACTTCGTCAACTACACGGTTCAGGAAGAAGTCATTACGGCCACAGCCGGTCAGACTGTGTTCAACCTGACGACGATCAACTACACGCCCGGCACGAACTCGCTGACCGTCTACATCGACGGCGTGAACCAGTATGTTGGCGACAGCTATCTAGAAACGGACAGCAACACCGTGACGTTCACGTCCGGCGTACATGTCGGCGGCGAAGTCAAGTTCACCACCGCGATCCAGACAACTACAGGTTCTGTCAACGCTGACATTGTGGTGTACGACCCCCCATTTACGGGCGGCGTAGCTACAAACGTTGAAAACAAACTGTCTGAATACGTTTCAGTCAAGGATTTCGGCGCTGTAGGTGACGGCGTTACTAACGATAGCGCAGCCTTTGCTGCGGCTAGGCTTGTAACTAACCGTTATTTTATACCTAGCGGATCATATATCTTAAACGCATCGCCAGACCCTTTTCTGGACTGCTTTACCGCTGATGATAACGTAACACTGACGGTCGGCGGAACGCCTTACGATTGCTCAAATGCTTTTGCAGGCGCACTTCGCTATGTAACTGCATCAGCGCAGAAAACAGATATTGTCCATTCAAAAACAGGCAACACAATCCAGTATTGGCAAGATGGCTCTCCCGGCACGGCCACTGGTTTTTATCGTGGCCTTGCGTTTACGACTGACAGTCACTTTATCCAATGCCAACCCGCTACCAATGGCGGCTCAACAGACTTGCTGTTTCAGCGGTCTACATTAAATGCTGACCCCGGCGGCAATCGGTTTAACGAGACTTTTGAAGAGTCTTCTGACCGCTTGATTTTCAGCTATGCTACGACTGCATCTGGCGCGCCTAACTTTGACAGCTACTTTCGGGTTACGGCTGGCACATCGCCACTATTAGAGTTTCCGGGTTTACAACCAATATTTAACCAAGGTTGGCTCATAACAACACGCGCATCCGGTAATTTTGAATTTGTGGCACAGCCAACTGCTGACCGTATACATTTTCAAGATGTTGCGGGGGTTATTCGGCACATGACGTTTAAAGACGATGGCGGGGTCGGGTTCTTTGGTGCTGGCGGCGTCACGCGCCCCACAATTACAGGTAGCCGTGGTGGCAATGCGGCGCTAGCATCTTTGCTTACTGCATTGGCGCAACTTGGCTTAGTCACTGACAACACAACAGCATAGGTTTTTTATCATGGCCGACAAAAAGATTTCAGCACTTACATCCGCCGCAACTCCGCTTGCTGGCACGGAAGTTTTACCGATTGTCCAAAGCGGATCAACAGTTAAAGTTTCCGTAGGTGATCTTACTACTGGGCGCACTGTAGCACTGCGTAACGCCAACCTTACTGGCGGCGCGGCTGTAATCAATATCGGCGCAACAGGCGACAACACATACCACTATTTGCGTACCATTGATAACGATGGTCAGGCAATTTACATAGGTAATGACAGCGCGACAGGCTCATTTTTCGGCGCTGGCGCTTATGGCCGTGTGATATACTCAGAAGGCGCTAAACCTCTCAAAGTGTTTGTAAACGGTGCATACCGCGCTGAATACGACACCAGCGGAAACTATAAGCTAGACACTGGCAACCTTATCGTTGGCACTGCTGGCAAAGGCATCGACTTCAGCGCGAACGGCGGCGATGTTTTGAGCCAGTATGACGAAGGCACATGGACGCCTGTAGCAACAGGTATCGTAGTCAACAGCGGAACACCTGTTTGGTCTGGCACATACACCCGCGTTGGGCGTACAGTAGTGCTTCAATGGGCATTGTCCGGCGGCGCAAACATTAACACTACTTTATCTAGCTATCTTTCAATTCCGTTTACCGCACTTGGAAATTCGTGGGGGACTTATGGCAATGTCGCAACAAACACGCACATCGGTGGAATTGTAACTTACGGAACGCAGCTTTATTTCGGCACGACAGCCGCTGCAATTTCCTCCGCAAGCGGCACTATAACCATTCAGATTTAAAGGTTAAATATCATGTCCCTAACTAAAGCCACCTTCTCAGTGATTTCCGGTGCGCCGATCAACGTGGATGATTACATCCCCGTAGGGACTAACACGGCCACGACAGATTGCACGGCGTTCATTCAAGCAGCGATTGATGCTGCTAGCGCAGATGGTGGACGCGGTGTGGTATTCAGCACCAAGGCATACCGCATAGACAGCACCATCCAAATTAAAGCGCACAATACCGTCTTGGATGGTCGCAACTGCGAACTTGACTATTACGGCGCAGGGATTGCCGTTGATTTTATTCCTGTCGGCGGCACAACTTATCCAGTTACGTGCAGCCTTTCTAATATCGCGCTGCGTGTCCGCACTTCTGTGACTGGCACTGGCTTCCGTATCCGCGCATCATACAGCACTTTTAGGAACTTAAATGTTGTGCTTTATGTTGCCGCAACTTCAGCGCGTGGCATTACCTTGGTCGGCGATGAAACTAACGGTACAGGGCCATACTACAACCAGTTTTATAACTGCGGTGTTCAGAGCCAATCTAACGGATTAGATCACATTGGTATCTCGTTTGTCGCAGCGGCTCCAGCCTACCGTTCGCCTAACGCCAACAGCTTCTACGGCGGCCGCGTAGGTCAGTGCTTACAGGGTATTGTCATCAAGGGCAGCGGAAATGCGTTTTACAATCCCACTATTGAAAACGCCGCGCTTGCTGGCACAGCCATAAAGTTTGAAGCGGACTCACCTGTCAACTGTATTCAAAACCAAGTCTTTGGGGCGTACATTGAGAACGCCGCGACCGCGTTTCTGTTTTCGGCAAATGCGGACTACAACAGCGTTTACTCACCCTTTGCAACAGGGGTAAGCACTTATTCTACGGACTTAGGCACAGGCAATCTGTTTGTCGGAACTCAAGAACCCGCAGCACTTCCTATAGGTATAAACCCCAATGGCATTGCAAGCAGCGACACAGATGTTTTAGACGCATATCAAGAACGCGATTGGACGCCCGTCCCTACCAACCTTACCGTTGTTGGCACCCCGACATATACTGGCCGCTACATCAAAATCGGCAAGCAAATTTTCTGGACGCTAAAAATTGAAAGCACAACGTCTACAGCGTCTACTGCTAACTCGACATATTTCTCAGGGCTTCCTACCGCAGCTACACAAGCAGTTTGTGGCGCTGTAAACTCAAACGTAGTAAGCTACGGAAACGGCTACGTAGACACAACTGGTAGAGTGTATTCCCCAACATGGGGCGCAACACCAGTTGTATTCTGTTCAGGTGTATACGAAGCTGCGTAACGATATTGCCAGACTGCATCAAATGATGTAGTCTGGCCTGCAACCGTACTGATGCGGCTCATCAGGAACTCTTTAAGGGTTAAACATGGACGATAATGTTCCTATTGAAGCGGATGCCTCCGCGCCAGAACTCGAAGCCACGGCAGCAATCGAGCCTGTAGAAAACACGACGCCGGAAACGCCTGCTGAACAGGAAGCATCTAAGACCTTCTCACAAGAAGAACTGGACGCGATTGTGGGCAAGCGACTTGCGAGAGAACAACGCAAGTGGGAACGAGAGCAAGCACAGAAGCTGTCAGAAGCACAGTCTCGGCAACCGGCGCAATCGCCAACCGATCTGACTCCTGAGCAGTTTGACACTTACGAAGATTATGCCGACGCCTTGGCAGAGCATAAAGCGGAAGTGTTGCTGGAACGGCGGGCAACCGCCAAAGAACAGCAGGCATTGCTTGAGCAGTACCATGACCGTGAAGAAACGGCGCGGGATAGATACGACGACTTCGACCAAGTCGCCTACAACCCTAACCTGCCTGTCACGGAATACATGGCACAAAGCATTCAATCTTCGGACGTTGGCCCTGACCTGCTTTATTGGTTAGGCACCAACCCCAAAGAAGCTGATCGCATTTCTCGCTTGAACCCAATCTTGCAAGCAAAGGAAATCGGAAAAATTGAGGCCGGATTGGCTTCTAATCCGCCGGTTAAGAAAACTTCAACCGCCCCGGCACCGATTGCGCCTGTCACTGCACGTTCTACTGGCACCAGCCAGTACGATACGACCGACCCTCGCTCGACTAAGTCGATGAGTACGTCGGAATGGATCGAAGCAGAACGGCTACGGCAGATCAAGAAGTTCGAGGCACAACGTAACCGTTAAATAGGGAATACCCCATGTCCAATAGCATTTTAACAATCGATATGATTACGCGGAAGGCTCTCGAAATTCTTGAGAACAACCTCGTACTTACACGTAACGTAAACCGCCAGTACGACGACAGCTTTGCTGTTGAAGGCGCCAAGATTGGTTCAACTCTGCGTATCCGTCTTCCAGACCGTGCGCTTGTCACCGACGGTGCAGCCCTTCAGGTACAGGACGACAACGAACAGTTCACAACGCTGACCGTTGCCAACCAGAAGCACATCGGCGTTAACTTCACGACTGCTGAATTGACCATGCAGTTGGATGACTTCGCAGAGCGCGTTCTCAAGCCACGTATCTCGCAGCTTGCTTCCAGCATCGACGCTGACGTTGCAAACTCGTTCCTCACCATCGGTAACTCGGTCGGCACGCCCGGCACTACGCCAGCTACTTCGGCTGTTCTTCTTGCTGCACAGCAGAAGCTGAACGAAAATGCTGCTGTAATGTCGCCACGTTATGCCACCGTCAACCCAGCCGCAAACGCTGGTTTGGTCGAAGGCATGAAGGGCTTGTTCAACCCAACCGACACCATCAGCAAGCAGTTCAAGAACGGCATGATGGGCACAGGCGTACTTGGTTTCGACGAAATCAATATGTCGCAGTCGATCAAGCAGTTCACCACCGGAACACGTGCCGCTACCGGCACCGTAACCGGCGCTGCTGTAACTTCGCAAGGCGCTACCACGCTGACGTTGACTGTTGGTTCGGGCGAAACAATCGTACCGGGCGACGTCTTCACGATTGCTGACGTATACGCTGTCAACCCACAGACCCGTGAAAGCACAGGTTCGTTGTTCCAGTTCGTCGCGCTCGCGTCCACGACTGCTACAACAACTGCAACTGTCACTGTTGCTCCGATCTACTCGGCAGCACACGCGCTTGCTACTGTCAACGCACTCCCAGCCAACAACAAGGCTGTTGTGTTCGTCGGCGCAGCATCGTCGCAGTACGCGCAGAACCTCATCTACCACAAGGACGCTATCACCTTCGCAACCGCCGACCTTCTGCTCCCACAGGGCGTAGACATGGCATCGCGTCAGGTACACAACGGCATCTCGCTCCGCGTTGTTCGTCAGTACGACATCAACAACGACCGTATGCCTTGCCGTATTGACGTCCTGTACGGCTACAGCACGATCCGCCCGCAAATGGCTGTTCGGATGTGGGGTTAACCTAATCATGGCCTCCGGTTCGCCGGGGGCCAAACTTTCTTAAAGGATTTTTATTATGGCTCTTCCTAATGGTGCTGGTGGATACCAGCTTGGTGATGGCAATCTGAACGAAGCAACGCTTGGCGTTCAGGCTATTCCTACCGCTTACACAGCGGGTGCAACTTTGACTGTTCTTAATCTGGAGCAAGCAATCGTTGTTTACACGTCAGGCAGCACTGCTGACTTGGCTTTGCCAACTGCTGCAAGCGTTGACGCTGAATTGACCAGCGCAAAGGTCGGTTCGTCCTTTGACATCTCGCTTCTTTGCACCAGCACAGGCGTAGCTACACTGACGGTCGGCACAGGCTGGACGTTGGTCGGCTCCGGCGCAGGCGTAGCAAGCAAGGCTGTAGCGTTCCGCGCTGTTAAAACTGGCGACGCGGCCTACTCTTTGTACCGTATCGCTGGCTAATAGGCTTGCCCCGGCTTAGGTCGGGGCATCCTTTTCAGGAGAACAATCATGCCTAATACAAAAGCAGTAGGCGTTGCCTACGCCGATCCTGAGTTTGAAAGCGTTTCCGTCACTGGCACAATGAGCGCCGGTTCGGTTGTTTCGACTGCGTCAAGCGGCGCTGTAGCCAGCAACGCAAGTGCAGGTGTTTACATTCTCAGCACGGCTATTACCGCCAACTCAACCACCACTTCGGCACCTGTCGGTTCGCTTGGTATCACAACCAACGCTACTGGCCGTGGCAAGCTGTTCTATGCAGACGGCACTAAGTGGCAGTTCATGGCAATCAGTTAATTAACTTGGGCGGCTTTCGAGCCGTCCATTTTACGGAGTTTTTATGGCTGTTATCTACCTTGTTCACGACGTCCACGGCGCAAAAGTTGCTATTTCAGAAGAAGAAGCGCGCTGCGACGAAGAGTTTGGTTGGGAACGCTTTGACCCTAACGCCACTGTAGAGGCGCCCGTTAACGAAATGCCGGCGCGTCCGCGTCGCCGCGCAACGCAGGAAGACTAACCAATGGAAACGGCTGGGGACATAATTAACGGTTCGCTTAGGCTTCTAGGCGTTCTGGCAGAAGGCGAAGTTCCATCGGCTGAGACGTCGCAAGACGCACTGCGCGCCATGCAACAGATGATCGATAGCTGGAATACTGAGCGCCTGTCCGTCTTCTCGACGCAGGACCAGATATTCACATGGCCGTCAGGCCAACTATCGCGCACGCTTGGCCCTTCTGGCGACTTCGCCGGCCTTCGCCCTGTGCTGCTTGAGGACTCAACGTACTTCCGCGACCCCGGCACCGGCGTCAGCTACGGCATCAAATTCATTAACCAGCAGCAGTACAACGGCATCGCGGTCAAGACCGTGACGTCTACATTCCCGCAGGTTATCTTCGTCAACATGACGTTCCCCGACATTGAAATGTATGTCTACCCGCGCCCTACGCGCGATTTGGAATGGCACTTTATTTCGGTTGAAGAACTTTCCAAGCCCCCAACGCTTGCGACCGTGCTGTATTTCCCGCCCGGCTATCTGCGTGCGTTCCGCTACAACTTGGCGTGCGAGATGGCGCCTGAGTTTGGCGTTGAGCCTTCGCCGCAGGTGTCGCGTCTGGCCATGACGTCGAAGCGCAACCTGAAGCGCATCAACAACCCTGACGATATCATGTCCATGCCATACAGCCTTGTGGCGTCGCGCCAGCGGTTTAACGTCTACGCGGGTAACTACTAATGAAGACGCCGATCCTTGGGTCGGCGTATGTCGCAAGAAGCGTCAACGCCGCAGACAACAGAATGGTGAACATTTTTGCCGAAATCGTACCGGAGGGCGGCAAAGAACCTGCCTTCCTTCAACGCGCGCCGGGGCTAACCCGTCTGGCTACTGTTGGCATTGGGCCTATCCGCGGGCTGTGGCAGTTCGGCGATTACGGCTACGCCGTGTCTGGCCCCACACTGTATCAGATTGACAGCAACTGGAACGCGGTTGCCAAAGGCACCGTAGGCGGTACCGGCCCTGTCAGCATGGCTGACAACGGCACGCAGCTATTCGTCGCCGCCAATCCGCAGGGTTACATCTACAACTCCAGCACGGACGTGTTCCAGCAGATCACTGACCCCGACTTCCCCGGCGCCGGTACGGTTGGCTACATCGACGGCTATTTTGTATTCAACGAACCTAACACGCAGAAGATTTGGGTGACGTCGCTGCTTGACGGCACGGCTGTCGATCCGCTGGAGTTTGCCAGCGCCGAAGGCAACCCTGACAACGTGATTGCGGTCTTTGTGGACCACCGCGAAGTCTGGGTATTCGGCAGCAATTCGACCGAAGTCTGGTACGACGCAGGGCTGCTCGACTTCCCGCTGACACGTATCCAAGGTGCGTTCAACGAACTGGGCTGCGCTGCCCCGTACAGCGTCGCCAAGATGGACAACCAAGTCTACTGGCTGGGTAAGGACGCCCGCGGTCAGGGCATCGTCTATCGCGCTGCTGGCTACATCGGCCAGCGCGTGTCTACGCACGCTATCGAATGGCAGATGCAAGAGTACGCCGACATCTCGGACGCGACCGGCTACACGTACCAGCAGGACGGCCACAGCTTCTACGTGCTGAACTTTCCGTCGGCTAACACGACTTGGGTGTACGATGTGGCAACCGGCGCATGGCATGAGCGCGCGTCGTTCTCCAACGGTGATTTTAACCGCCATCGCGGCAGCAGCCAGATGTTTTTTAACGCGACAACCGTCATCGGCGATTACCAGAACGGCAAGATATACAAGTTTGACCTTGAGGCATATTCCGACGACGGCGACCCGCAGAAATGGCTGCGGTCGTGGCGCGCGCTGCCGACCGGCGCTAACAACCTTGCGCGTACCATCCAGCATTCCATGCAGCTTGACTGCGAGACAGGCGTTGGCCTGAACAGCGGTCAAGGCGACAATCCGCAAGTCATGCTGCGCTGGTCGGATGACGGCGGTCACACATGGTCGAATGAGCATTGGAAGTCGATGGGGCGCATTGGCCGGTCTGGCTACCGCACCATCTGGCGCCGCCTCGGTGCGACGCTTAAGATACGTGACCGCGTTTACGAAGTGTCAGGCACTGACCCTGTCCGCATCTACATCATGGGTGCTGAACTGCTGCTGTCAGGAACGCGGGCCTAATGGCGTACAATCCGATCAACCCTACGCAGCTAACGCCGCCCCGCGTCGCGCTGATCGATGATCGGTCGGGTGCTATCAGCCGTGAATGGTATCGGTTCTTCTTGTCGCTGTTGACCGCGACGCAGACCAACCAAGATGAAGTTACGCTTGCGCCCGACACATCATCACTGCTGGCATCGTATGATGCCATGCTGGAAACGCTGGCACAGACAGTAGAGACGGCGCCTGACGCTATTTCGGCTGCGGCGGACGTAGAAGCTAAAGTAGACGCGCTGGCGCAGGCAGTAGGGGCTACTCCACCCGCAGCGTCTGAAAGCGACATAGCTAACATCCAGACACAACTTCAGGCGTTGGCGCTCTCGCCGCCGCCTAGACAGTATCGCACACCGCGCTACGGATCGTTTTTTAGTACACTAACGCAGACGGCAGCGGCGATTAACACCGCATACCCTATAACGTTTAACACCGTTGACTTGTCTTTCGGCGTCACACGCGGCACACCCACATCGCGCATTTACGTTGACCGCCAGAACATATACAACGTTCAATTTTCCGCGCAGCTTGACAAGACCAGCGGCGGCGTCGCTTTGGCATGGGTTTGGTTGCGTAAAAATGGCGTGAACGTGCCGGAAAGCACGGGGCAAATCCGTATCCAAGGCAACAACGCGGAAGTTCTCGCGGCGTGGAACTACATCATTCAGCTAAACGACGGCGATTATATCGAAATGATGTGGGAAGTTGACGACACTTCGGTTATTCTGCTGGCAGAAGCGGCGTCGGCGGTGCATCCCGCGGTACCGTCAATCATCATGACCGTAACGGATAACATAAGCAGCTTGGAGACTTAATATGGCCGTATCAATTAGTAACATCATCCCCGCCAAGACGGCGGAAAATAGCCAGACGACGCAGTACACGTCGAACGGCGTGCAGACGATCATCGACAAGTTTACCGCGACGAATTACAGCGTCTCGGCTGCGACGATCAGCGTCAACCTTGTCACGGCTGCCGGCTCCGCGGGCAACGACAACTTAATTGTCAAGTCTAAAACGCTCCAGCCATCTGAGACATATACCTTTCCTGAACTGGTCGGCCAAGTGCTGCCTAACAATGCCTTTATCAGCACTATCGCTGGTACGGCGTCGGCGATCAACATCCGCGCGTCAGGCCGTCTGGTTAGCTAATGCCAGTAACAGTCCGCATTGCTACCGTCGAAGACATACCAAGTTACATGGACTTGGCGGAAGCATTTGTGGCGACGACGCCTGTCAACCATATAATTCCATTTGACCGTGACAGCACCGCGGCGTTCGTCGAAGCCGCGCTGGACAACGAAAACATAGTTGTCTTGGTGGCTGAAGATGCAGACAAAATAGTCGGCATTACCGCGGCGATTGCGTACCCGATGTACTTCAACCCATCAAAGCTGGTGGCGCAGGAGTTGTGGTGGTATATTAAGCCAGACGCGAGGGGCGGAGCAGCATCAAAATTGCTGTTTCAAGAGATAGAAAAATGGGGTAAGAGTAAACAAGCTGAAGCTATGTTTATGATTGCGTTGGACAACGACCGCGTCACGACTATGGCAAAAATGTACGGACGCTTAGGATACGCGCCCACAGAACGTGTATTTGTAAAGGGATTAAACTGATGGCACTCACCACAGGCATGGCAATCGCCGCAGGCATATCCGCCGCATCCTCACTAGCTGGCGGCGCGATTGCGGGCAAGGCAGCTAAAAAAGCTGCTAGGGTGCAAGAGCAAGCAGCTAAAGACGCGACCGCTGCACAGCAGCGTATGTTCGAAGAACAAAAGGCTTTGCAAGAGCCGTTCCGTCAAGGCGGCCTTACGGCGCAAGACCAGATCATGCAGTTGCTGGGCATCGGCGGCGACAAGACCGCGGCGGGCTATGGTAGCTTGGCGCAGCCATTCGGCACCCAACAATTCCAGCAAGACCCCGGCTATGCCTTCCGTCAATCGGAAGGTATGAAGGCGCTAGAACGGTCGGCAGCAGCGCGCGGCAATCTTATGTCGGGCAGCACCATGAAAGGTATCCAGCGTTTCGGTCAAGACTTGGCAAGCCAAGAGTACCAGAACGCGTTTAACCGTTATCAGGTCGAGCGGTCGGCGCGGCTTAATCCGCTGCAATCGCTAATGGGTTCCGGTCAGTCGGCGGCCAATGTAATGACCGGCGCGGCTGGACAGATGGGCCAGAACGAAGCAGCTAATATTTACGGCGCAGGACAAGCCCGCGCATCTGGTTACATCGGTCAAGGCAATGCCCTTAACACCGCACTAGGCCAAATCGGCGGTATCGCTTCTAGCCTACCTGAGCAGAACGCAATGATTAACTATTACAACCGCACCCCAGCCGGCGGCGCGGGCACCGGCGCTGGCCCCGGCGGTAATTTTGAACCGGGGTTTGGTGTCCGTAAGCCAAAAACAGCGTGGGGATATTAAAACATGCCAAACCAAATGATAGCACTTCAGGCGCGCAACCCGCAGCTCCCCGCTCCCGCGCAGCGCACGGCGCGGTTAGCG